CCCCCCAAGGGGCGTTTCCTCTTTCCGACCTGATTTGAAACATCAGTTCCTGGGTAATGAGCCCCCGGTGGCGCTTGCGCGTAGCCGGGAATCGTATGTCTGGTTCTGTGTGGAATACCACAGTACAGTCTTACGAAATAATTGCTCATCGGAAAGTTGTTGAGAGTGGGCCTGATCAGCCTAATGATGCCAGCGAATCTCTCTCTTTACCATTGGAGTCTAATCACCTCCAACCTTGACAGGGCCTCAGAGCGACGATTAACGGGGTTTTCCCCGTCTTTTCGCACTCTGAGGAGGTAATTATGCCCAAATCCTACCGCAGGCCCATCAACCGTGTTCGCGAAGATACCCTAGGGAATCATACGCAATCATGGGAGGTGTGGCAGCAAAACGCCAGTGGTACAAACCACTATGGCCCGACGCCTTTTTCGGCTAGGTCATATCGGCGTATGGAGGATGTTGTCGTACCCGGCTTTCAGCAATTGAAGGCCACTGGCGCTATTTTGAACAACGCCATGAGCAGGGTACAAGTGAACTACCAAGTTTACGGCGACACTGGATTCGAAGCGAAGCTTAACTCTAACCCGAACTACAAGTGGTGGTCCGCCCCAGGATGGGGAGACATGTCACTTGGGTTTCTGGCGCCGAGGACGGCTGTAACTCGCTTAAACGAAACGAATCTTCGTGCACTTGCTCAAACTGCAGCACTGGCCGGGGTCCAAGCCCCCGTGAACCAATCCCTCGTATCATTGGGCGAACTTCACAAGTCGCTCAAGTTGCTGGTGTCCCCACTCCGGGGGCTCCACTCTCTGCTCAAAAATTCTGAGCGAGAGTATAGGCGTGATCTGAGGAAGTATGGCAACAGGCTTAACCGCGTCATGAAATTTAAGACGCATAAGGCCCGACGCAATGCTGTTTTGGCGATCCAGAAGGAAAAACCGTTGAAGGCTCCCATCGCGGAACGTCTGGAGTTTATCCCAGATATGGTTTTGGCTTACAACCTTGGTTGGAAGCCGATAGTGATGGAGGTTGACGCGGTGATTCATAAGATCCCTGCGCTTGAAGAGGAGGCCCGGCGAACGTCGCGTAGTACAAAAAGCGACAAAACGTCATGGACACAAGATGTCGTCCATACGAATCTATCCGGGTCTGGGCAAAACGGCACATTCCGCTACACGTACACTGAAGAGTGTGTCGTGCGCGCGGGAGTTTTGTATGCCGATGGTTTTGACCCACGTCAGCACTTCGGGGTCCGGTTAACGGATGTCCCGTCGGCGATGTGGGAATTAATCCCCTTTTCCTTTGTTGTTGACTATGTGGTTAATGTGGAACAGTACATACAAGCCACCACGAACGTAATGTTCAGCCGTAGTTTTCTTGCCACGTTCTGCACCACGACGATCAAAACAACGATCAGTCGCGAGTGGGTGAGTCTAACTATGCCGGCCGGCTACACGCTCACGCGTCTGCCAGTCGGAGTCAGCACCACGTCTTATGAAGCGAAGACGAGGTCCCCAGTGGGTTTTGGCCCACAATTGGCACACACGCCACTGTTCGATTGGTCTCATCGACCGCCCGCCCAGTTGCAAAATGTGCTATCGCTTCTCACAAAACTTCTAATGGGCAAGTCCACTTGGGCAGCTCGCTAGATTTAACTTCGGAGTATCAAACATGGCAATGCCATCCATCAACACCAAAACCTTCACCTACGATTCTGCTCCCAGTGCTGATTCCGCCAAGTATGTCGGCGTGAACCAGACCGCGACCGCAAAGGATACCATCCAAGTGCGGCGCGTTGCCCCTAAGGCCACGAAGACGGACCCGGGTGTCGCGCGCAGCTTTCACAAGCGCGTGATTACCGAGGTGATCAACGGCCTTCCGCGTGATCTGATCGCTGAAACGTCTTACTCCATTCCCGTCGGCGCAAGCGCCGCCAACATTACCGCGCTCCGTGTGGACAATGCGTCCTTCGCGACGTCGACCTCTGGCGTAAGCCTGGTTGACAAGGCCACCCTGAACTACTAGGGTGGACTCGCGTCACGTTGCACTTGCGATAACCGCAATGGTTGTCGTACTGTTGGTAGTGAGGAATGACCTCGGTAGAACTGAGGGTAAAGCAATGGTCTTTACACAAGGGGCAAAAGATGACCAAGCGTTTGAAGCTCGATCACCAGTCAGTCCATCTGGCTGCGTTGAAAACCTATGTACTAACCTACTGCCAGGGATTGGCATTCAGCTCGGCCGCCCTCGGAGCGATTCGCTCCAGGGATTGGACTAAGCTGGTGTCAATCGCTAAGGACGCGGATAAAACTCTCCGCGACCTCGGCACCTGGTCTGGTACGGGCCCCACAGAAGTATGGGCCCCTTATAGCGCAGATGAATTTGCTTGCGTTAGCCAGTTTGTTGCAATGGTGGTCAAATATCCTTTCGATCAAAAGCAGATACCGGGTTTGAATCCGGACGCTGTTGCGATTGATAAGTTTATAGCGGACGAGCGGAGGAATAAGCGTGTGAACGCCATCCTTCGCGGTTATCGTACGCGCGGCCTGGATCGTCATCCCTCGCACGAAATTATGCGAGAGTGGATCCTCAAGATCATGGGCGATAAGCCCGATTTTGAGTACATCTACAACCACTGCGACTTTAGCGGGGGCGCCAGTTTAGGCGTGCACGGAAAAGCGACCCACTTTGGAAACAAGGTGGAGAAGCAGCTCACGTGTACACCGACGGCGCTTAAGTACTTTACCCGGGCTGTTCTATCCAATGAGCAGCTGCACCTCTACTACTCTGCACGCTCGCGAGAGCGCCAGGGAGATAATGTGCCCCTCGATGCGCTTCCTTGCCTATTGACACCAGGCGAGTTGCGCGACTACTTCGAGGGTTCGGTGAAGCTGGTACAAGAAGATAAGCTCAGTTGTGCTGCCAAGAATTTCGATTGTTCTCGGACAGTCGGGACGCCCGCAACGTGCAACACTTTCATCCAGAAGGGTACCGACCAAATGATGCGTCGGAACTTAAAAGATCGGGCGAACCTCGATCTCAGCCGTCAGGATGTTAACCAATGGATGGCCCGTGAGGGTGCCATTGGAAGTGGCTCGATCCCCTACGTCACCAAAGACGTTAAAGGGGCGAGTAACTCCGTGTTACTGGAGGTTGTACGTACCTTGTATAGCGAAGACTGGTTTACCTTTCTGAACGACACGAGGTCGCCCGGTTACACACTCCCCGATGGCTC